TAAATAAGGAGTAAGCAGGATGATGCAACAAGAAATTGAAAAGATGAAAGGTCATTATGATTTAAAAATTGCCGATTGCGACAAGGTTATAAACCATCTACGCAAAGCAATAAAAACCAATAGAAAGCAAGGTGTCGATGTTGATGGCGCTAAGAGATTAAGAAATGAACGGGCTATTGAGCAAGCCATGCGTCAAGCCTATGTTCAGGCTAAATACGACTTTGATAGCTTGCTAGATTACGTTTAACTAAAACTATATAAAGGAAGTAACAAGATGAAACTAACAGAATTCGAAAAGTTTGAGAAGTGCGCAAAGATAAAAATAAAAACAGGAAGGGTGACTATTGATTGTATTAAAGGGTTGTGGGGTGTTGATGCACCAACTCTTGAGCAGGCGATAGGCGAGGGTAAGCACTATTTTTTGCAGTACCTTGGTGATGGTGAGTACTACGATATAATTGGAGGTAAATCACCAGTAGAGATTCTTTCTGAAAAGCTAGCCAATTTAACGCTTAAGGAGTAAGCAGGATGAAAAACGTCACAAAGGTTGAATTTAAAACGGGTGAGGTATCACTTGATGCTGATACCGTGCTGGAAAAGGCTAAGGATAATTACACATCAGTACTTGTTATCGGCTGGGATAAGGAGGGTTATTTAGATGTTAGATCAACTAATAACCTTGATCAAAAGGATTGCTTGTACTTAGCGAACATGTTCAGTAATAAGTTGTTGAACGGTGATTATGCACCAGAGTAAATAACATGCTACAATTAGAGTATAACCAATGTTCATCCGTTGCTTATACTCTCTCCTTAGAAGCCTAGTCTAATCAGCTAGGCTTTTTTATTACCTATCATCTTAAATATAATTGCATCTACAGCATAAACAGCTTCATCAACATAACCTGATACAATAACATCAACCATAGTTACATCGTGTTTTGGTGCCCAAGGCTTTAAGCTTCTTTGATATTCTTTAATATCTTTCTTGTTCATGATCATTCTCCAGGTACAAAAAAGGCCACGATAAGCGGCCTTTAATTAATATTCATTGTAACTTTACGTAGTAATCAATAATGGCAAGGTAGCAGTCACCAGCCTCATTACATTTTGGTTCTATGTCATGCAACTCCACAAAATAGCCTTCAATGTCTAACGCTTTTTGAATACTTAATAATAGGTTGGAATCCCATGCAATAGGGTACTTAAAGTAAAAATGGTTACTTGGTAAATCCATAGTCTGACCTTAATATTCAAGTATGTTGCATATAGCTTCTAGTATGTAATTAGCTGCTTTTTTCATTATTGCACCCATCTTCAAAGTCAGCCCATCCAATCATCTGCCTACGACTTTCTTCGCTAGTGATTATGTAACCACTAACTGGGCATTCCATTGTTGCTAAGTCACGAATAGCACTCGTACGAATAGAGTTAAGGCATTGTTCAGGGGTTTTATCGATCATAGCTTTAGCATTGCTGTAGTTTAATTTGGTCTGTGGCATTGACTGCCATAGGTGTTCACCAAAATCACAAAACTTACCTTCGAACGCCCATATGTAATCAATGGTATTTTGAAGTTGCTCACGAGTCATATTAACCTGAGACTTTAACGCTTCATTCTCTTTAATTAACTCTAACGCTTGTTGTTCATAGTTCATATCAATGCTCCCATACTTCTTTTAACTCATCATTAAGGCGCTTACGCTCAACATAATCACCATAAGCTATACATGCTTTAGATTTAACTATCACCTTTGATTGCGGAAATGTTAGTTCTTCAGTTTCATTTTTAGCGTCACTAACAGATTTACGGCGGCTTATTTCTTCAGGCCCAATAGAATTCATGTAAGTCATTATTTATTACCTCTACTAAAAAAACCTATAACCTTTTTATCTTGCTTTGGTGTATCAATATATCTATCCTCAGTAAATTGAAAATCACGACCTTCAGCGGTTACAAGGCTGGATAATGTGGCTGGGTTAAATTTTCTATCTGTTAGGCATTCGGCTACTCTTGCCTCTAGCTGTGAGGTTATAGTTGAGTCCATATCGCAGAAGTCAACGCAATGCAAAGCCGATAAAAATTTATAGTTTTGATGGGATTTAACGCTAACCCCCATCATTTCGCCTAATTTATCTAAATCACAAATACTAAAGTGATCACCTGAGAACATTTTTTTGATTAGTTGTTCGACACATGCTTTTTCAAAACTCATTACTTCACCTCTGCTTTAAGTTGGTATCCCATATAATCAAGCAACTCAACCACAACCTTTATACCAACGTTTTCATTGTTAATCGCTCTCGCCACTGTGCCGTATGTTACGCCGGTAAGTTTAGATAGCTCAGTTGCGTTCTTGATGCCCTTATTTGCCATTGCTGTTAATAGTATTGTTGAGATTTTCATATTATTCCTTTCTTTTGTTAAGTTGAGATAATATTAAATTAATTTACTAAATATAGCAAATAATACTTGCAATATAATTAATATAGCTTAATATTAACCACATCAACGAGCCAAGCAGCTTTGCCAGTTGTCCCCAGTAAAGGCGCGTTTGAATAAATTCTTTAAGGAGTAACTGGCACTTAACAAATAACTGGAGAGAGTTATGAAAGATTTAAACAAAGTACTAGCAGATGATAACGCTAGCAAAATAAACGCATTAGACGCTGTGTTAGCGCTAGTAAATAGAAACGATGTTAAGACAGCTAGAGATGTAATTGATGTTATCAATATTTACCGTGAAGTATTAAGCGTGCAATTTAAGGGTGAGCAGTAATGAGTAATGAAGTTTTCAAAATATTAAATAATGTTGACGTAAGCCAGTTAACAGCTAAAAAAGGTAACTTTGATTATCTTTCATGGTCTAACGCAGTTCGCGAGGCTTCAAAGCTATTTCCTGATATGACATGGGAGATGACGAAGTGGGATCACTTACCATTTTTAAAAACTGAGGTTGGTTATTTTGTTGAATGCTCAGTAACTATCAGCGGAATTGTGAAAACACAAATGATGCCAGTTCTTGACTTTAAAAACCAAACCGCAACAAGCCCGAAGGCTAATGACATAAATAAAAGCCAAATGCGAGCATTAACCAAAGCTATAGCGCTTCATGGTTTAGGTATTGATTTATGGGCTGGCGAGGATATTAACGGAGAGTATGAAGGTGACGGTTCAAAGAAAATTGAATTAACTATTGATGCTGGACAAGTAGATCAATTACTCCCTTTGCTTTGTGACAATGATGGCAGGTACACAGAAAAAGGCATAAAGATTTGCGGAGCATTTAAATTCAACAATCTTAATGAAATACTTTCCAAGGATTTTGAAAAAGTGCTTAAGGCTGCATCATGAATATTATTGAATCATGCGAACAAGGGAGCGCGGAATGGCTATCAATGCGACTAGGAAAAGTAACCGCCTCAAGAGTAAAAGACGTATTATCAAAAGGGCGTGGCAATTCTCCAAGCAAAACAGCAGAAAGCTACATGATGGAGTTGATAGCAGATGTGTTAACTGGCGAGCCTAAACCATTTTTTGAAAACGATGCTATGCGATGGGGTACGGAAACAGAACCACAAGCGCGATCGATGTATGAAGTTAATAATGGCTTTGTATCGGTTAAAGAAGTTGCATTTGTCGAGCATAACGATCAAATAGGTATTTCGCCAGATGGTTTAGTTGGTGACGATGGCTTGCTTGAGATTAAATGCCCGAACACCACAACGCAACTTAAGCGCGCTTTATCTGATGACTACAGCGCAGACTATAAAGCACAGATACAGATGCAATTATGGGTTACTGAGCGTCAATGGTGCGACTTCGTAAGCTTTGATCCTCGTCTTGATTGTGAAGCTGGTTATTTACAGCAAAGAGTTGAGCGTGATGAAGAATATATTGAAGAAATGAAAATCAAAGTATACGAATTCGTTGAAAAGATGAATCAATTAATTGAACAATTAACTACTAAAGAAGGTAAATAGAAAATGGCAAAACGTATTGTAGCAAAAACAGGTGAGTATCAAAAAGACGGACAGACTAAGGGCGAGTATACAAAGCTTGGTGTGATTCTTAATAACGATAATGGCGAGTATATGCTATTAGACCCTAGCGTATCACTAGCTGGCGTATTGATTAAGCAGAATGCTTTAGCTGCTAAAACCAGCGGTCAACAGCGTGATATGTTAATGGTATCTATCTTTGAAGATGATAATCAAAATCAAGGGCAGAATAACAACCAACAACAGCAAAATAACGGCGGATTTCAACAGAATCAGCAGCAGAACCAAGGCGGGTTTAATAACCAAGGGCAGCAGCAAAGCCACAACTTTAACAACCGTCACGGTCAATAACAATTAACGCAATATCACAAGGAAGTGGATTGCACCAATAAAGTAGAGGTTAATATGAATATAGCCACAACCCACACACAAAGACGCTGTAAGTTTTGCAGGAATAATCTTTTTATCGGTTGCGGCTATTATTCACTAGGCCATAACAAATACATATGCGAGCGCTGTAATAACTTAGCAGTAGCTTACATACTGATTAAGATTAACGATAGATAATCTTTTAAATAAACGGTGCAGCGTAGCAAGTCCGCTTTAATTTGCTTTGCTTGTTATGTTGCGAACTAGATAGGAGATATAAAAAATGAATAGAAATAAAAAAGCAGATCAATTAACTGAGTTAATAGCCAAGGCGCTTTTAACTTACGAAAAGTCTTTAGGTGGAGTTGAAAACCCTATGACTGCGGAAGAGCTTAATAATGAGTGGGTTGAAAAATACAGAGGAACAAATTTTAGTAAGCAAACAGATCTTAGGTGCAACACATTTAAAGCCATAACGGACTCTGTTGTCGGTACGATAATGAAAGAATTACCATAGTAACATAACCACACAATAATGGGCAAAATTGTTTTGTCCCGATTAATTGCCTTGTTATAAGGCTAACTACACAAAGGGTGAAATTAAATATGTACATGAACAAGCCAGACCATAAACCGGGTGACGAAAGGGAAATACTTATTGCTATTGATGTTGATGGAGCGAATCAGTTTGCTAGCGGCTGGTATGATTTTAATGAAGGTGATTATTATACTCATGATGGTGAAATGATAGAAATGTCAGATATGATCGCTTGGGATAAATGACACAAACAAGACCTGAATTTATGAGGGTTGTTAAAGATGGTTCTTTGTATTTGGTTCAGTCGCTTTCTAATTCTTCAGGAAACTGGCTGACTTTAGCGGAGCATTTAAATGAGCAAGTAGCAATGATTGATTGCGTTAAGTGGTACTAATGCAATGTATTGATGATAACGGAACTTGTGGTTTAGGCGGCTTTTGCCGTCAATGCCCCAACTTAAAAGGTGATAATATGATAGGTGCTGGTGTGGTTAATTCGATTGTGGTGCATTTTACTAATGCGCACCACATTACATATAAAGATTGTAAATTTACTGTTGATAAGAAGGTTTTGCGAATAAATATGACTAGCGGGTATATTGAGTTTCAATTATCTAACATTGCAGGCTACGCGATAACATACGGCAGTAGTAAGGATTGATATGACAGCAAGCAAACAAGCTAAAGAGTTGGGTTTAAAAAGCCTAACTCAAGTTAGTGAATTGACAGGGCAAAGCTTGCAGACTTTAACTAATTGGTTTAACGATAAACCAGAGTTGTTTGAAGTGGTTTTGTTGGGGTGTAAAGCCAAGCTTGGTTTAGTAACATAACCTTAGCTTAATGGGTTGCGAGAAGTAACCCTAAACTTATTAAAGAACACTGGAGTAAATATAATGAACGAACAAGCAAAAGAACCAACTGTTAGCAATCCCGTTGAAGCCGTTGTTAGTGGTGCTGACGAAACACCGCGAAAGATTGAAAATACTGTTTTTGATCTTATGTTTCACGGCTGCCAACAAATAAATGTACCTCAAGCTATGGAGCTTTTGGGCAAAATTAGACAAGGAAAAATAAGGGGCATTAAGATGCAAGACGGATATTTAGATTAAGCACACTAACTAAAAACTAAAGGGCGCTTGCGTCCCTTTAAGTGAAGGTTAAATAATTTAAACGATAGGAGAGAGTAAGAATGAATAAGCAATATTTAGAGTATGACCCGGTAACTGGTGAAATAAAAGATAACCTAGGAACTTTAGTGACTACAATGCCAGGCTGGATTCCTGTAGAAATAAAACAGGAGGTCAAAACGACATCGGTTGATGACATGATTAAACTGAAAAATTCTGGATTCACCGCTGAAGAGGTTATAGCAATAAAGAAAGCAAATCTTTAATGCGTAAACTAACAACTAAAGACGGTAAGCTTCCACTTATCGTCACTAACTTAGAGAGATTGAGAATGATTAAAATAAAGCTAGTAACGTTTTCAAACAACGTATGCACAATGGGCAAGGCTTACCATGATGAAGAATTGGTTTGTCACACTATGGAATTACCTTGGCTAAAAAACCAGAAAAATATTAGCTGTATACCTGGCGGAGATTATCAGGTTGCAATGACTAACTCACCAAAGTACGGACCATGTTACAAGATTAAAAATGTAGTAGGCAGAACTGATATACTAATACATAAAGGCAACACTACAGATGACACTTTAGGATGCATTTTACCTGTAAGCACTTTTGGTATGCTTGATACACTTAAAGGTAAGCGATTTGCAGGTTTATCTAGTAAGAATGCTTACGTTAAGTTAATGAATATACTTGGCGGCGAAACCTTTATGTTAACAATAGAGAGGCACTAGTTATGAGTATATGGTCAACACTATTTGGTAGTGACAAGGTTATTGATGCTGGTATTGATGGTATTGATGCAATGGTATTTACTGACGAGGAAAAATCATCAGCAAAAATGAATTTCCTTAAGCTTTATGAGCCGTACAAAATAGCTCAGCGTTGGCTTGCTTTAGTGGTCAGTATACCTTACGTTAGTTTATGGTTTATTACCGGCTTGATTTATATAGCTGACGTGTTCACCGAAAAGATTTTAGATACATCAAGGATAACGTCTTTTTTAAATGGCGATATGGGTAGCGCCTTTATACTGGTATTAAGTTTTTATTTTGCTGGTGGAGCTGTTGAGGGTATCGTAAGAAAGTTTGTTAAGTGATATAATTAAAGGCCCTATAACTAATGAGTATTTTAGAATGGTTTCCACTACTAAGCGAAAGCGCACTTCAACTGATACCAGCAAGAAGCGCAAATAGCGAACTGCTAGCGGCCTATCTTATTGTGTCAATTATAATTAAAAGAGCTTCCTTTTTGGCGGCTTTTTTTATTAGCTGTATGTTCATGGAAATGAGTTTATTCGACCCATTGAGCGAGGCTAGCTTGTACCTGTTAACATTCGCAACTTACAGTTATGTGATTTCTTGTAATGCTCTGACATTTTATCAAAAACTAGCCTGTGGTATCATATTAATCCTGTCAATTACACTAGCTTACGATGCTTACTTTTACGGCATGGATGGTATATATGGGGCGCATGAAACAATTGTTTACAACAATATCGAATATCTTGCTTTATACGCTCATATTATCTTTATCTGTTCGCTTATTCCTTACAGGCGAATTGGTGACAGTATCAGACATTGCGTTAACTCTATTGTGCATTACACGCGCAATAGTGCTTACTTTGTCATTTGCTGATATAATTAAAAACAAATTTATCAAGCAGACTACCCATAATGAGCGAAACAAGCACAAATAAACTATTAGACACACTGATAACACAGGTAGCAAGCCTAACGGAATCAGTAGACAAATTAGTAACTATGGATGCAGTCAGGATGGAAAAAGACAAACACCAAGAAGCCAAGAACGAAGAGGTCGAAGAATTTATTAAGATAGCTAGACCAATACTTTCCAGACTCAAGACGAACCAAGATAGATTTGATAAGGTTTGGCCTGTTGTTGCAGCTTTTTTTATACTCGGATTTTTAGCTATGGCTGGTGTTAACTTTTCAGGGTAGTGGTTAAATATATAACGATGAATAAAGAGGTAAATTATGCCAGTTAATTCAAGAGGTCAACGAACAAAGACCACTAAGAAGAAAACCAAAAAGCCAGCAAAAAAGAAAGGCTATTAAATCAAAGGCTTAGTTAAGGTGGCTCAGTAGTAATATACTGAGCTTTTTTATGTTATAATTTAAATTATTTGTGGGTTAATTGTGGGCTATGGCTAAATCAAGCACGACTATAACGAAAGAGAGCCGCGACAAGATGCCAGCGCGCGGAAGGTCTAACAAAACAATAATAATCGAGGCTATGCGTAGTAAGACTGTAAGTAGCTTGCTGTCGCTTGGTAAAGAGCCTACAAAGGAACAGGTAGAGATAGCATTCTTCGAGAATATATCTAAAATAGCCTTTTCACCAGAAGATCCCAACAAGGGTATGTGTTTAAAATTACTTGCTGACAAAGGGTGGGCTAGTGTCAAACCATCTAGTGAGATGATAAGCTTTGATTTTGACGAAGGAGCAGAACCGCACGTGCAAGCATCTCAAGTAATGGCTGCTGCAGCAAGAGGCCAAATACCACCAGATATCGCAAACACTTTTATCAACTCAATAAAAAGCATGATAGATATAGAAGAATTCACCAACCTCAAAGAAAGAATAATTGCGTTAGAGAAAGCGCTAAACGGAAGCGATTAATGAGCGCACTAAGTAAAAGGCTAGATATAATTGAGCCGCAATTGCTTGCACAGCAAGGCATGCTGGAGCATTCTGTTTACGGTATTGTAGACAGAGTTGACAAGATTGATGGTGAATTGGTTCCTAATATCATAAGGAGATGGAAGGGAACTATAGGTAACATGAGTCCGACCGATGAAGAGCCGACGATACTTTTAATTGAAAAGCTTGAGCCAATGATACTTAAGCATAAAAAATATAAATGTATGTTTGGTGGTCGTGGCGGCACAAAGTCAAGAATGGCTCAAGATGTAACTGCTGGTGAGGTAAACAGCCAAGGAACCAAGGTCTACGTATTACGAGAGAGGATGAAGTCATTAAAAGAATCTATCTACGCAGGAATAGAGAAGAGTATAAAGGATTTATGCTTAGCCGGATTTAGGAGTGTTCCTAGCCATTGGGAAATTCGCCACAAAACAGGTGGTAAGTTTACCTTTGGTGGAATGCAAAACATTATCGACATGAAAGGCGCTTCTAACTATAAAATATTTTTAATGGAAGAGGCCGCAAAGACAAAACAATACACTATAGATACATTAGGACCAACATTGCGAGACACTCCAGGTGCAGAGCTTTGGTATCTTTGGAATAGTGAATCATCACAAGACCCTATGAGCAAAGAGTTTATAATTCCTTTTCAGGCCGAGCTTGATAAACATGGGTTTTATGAAGATGAGCATTACTATGTTGTTAAGGTTGGTTATGAGGATAACCCGTGGTTTAGGTGGGATTCGTCTTTAACTCAAGAGTTAGAAAAAGACAAGCAAAAAGTAAAGAGAGGTATTATGTCTAAAGCTAGGTATAACTGGATCTGGAAAGGCCATTTTTGTGATGATATTGCCAACTCTGTTATATCTGAGGATATGTTCTCTGCATGTATAGATGCGCACATTAAGTTAGGAATAGAGCCAAGAGGTGCTAAAATCGCATCTTGTGACCCGTCAGATAGTGGCGAGGATGAATGCGGATACGCAGAAAGACAAGGAATAGTATTTACCAGTATTGATGAGATATCTGCCATCAACGGCAACAGGAAGATGGACGAAGCATGCAAAAGAGCCATCATGTTCGGTGCTGACTCCTTTGGCTATGATGCTGACGGTCTTGGCGCTACACTTAGAGATAATGTAAACAAGGCGTTCAAAGGCAAGAAAACGCAAATATACGCCTATAAAGGCTCTAGTGAGATACACGACCCTAACGCCCCATTTAAAAGCGAAACGGCAATGCTTACCAATAAGAATGATAACCTCAAAAACAAGGACGTGCTTTTTAACAAGAAAGCTCAAAATATTATAGGTTTTGCTGAACGTGTACTTAATACATGGGAGGCTGTTGTCGAGGGTAAATACCACGACCCTGACACGCTTGTTAGTTTTTGCAGTAAATCAATCAAACCTGAAATGTTAGAGAAGATAAAAGCAGAGGCATGTAAAACCCCGACAAAACCAGCCGACACGGTTAAGTTTTACACTAAAGAGGAGCTTAGAAAGGGCGTTCAGATGCCTGACGGTTCAAGAGTCAAAATCCCCTCACCTAACCTATTTGATGCTGCGGTGCTTTCTTTTGATAAATCAAGTATAATAAACAACATAAATATGGACGATATAAACTTTGCATCAATTTACTAAGGCTTAAATAATGGCGAGCGATAAAGACAATAACGAGCATAGAAGTTGGCTACAGCAGCTAGGTGATTATCAAGAATCAGACCTAGACCAACGCCAACAAGCTAGAGAAGCTGACAGGTTTCTATTAGATAAAGATGGGCAATGGGAAGAATCTGTTGCTCGTAACATCGACTCACAAAAGAGACCTCGATATACATTTGATAGAACGACTCCTATTATTGAGTCAATTATGTCTGATGTTGAAGATATGGAGTTCGGCTCTAATGTTAAGCCAGCTAGTGGTGAGGCTACCAAAGAGATAGCTTTAACTTATGAGGGAATGGTTAGAGCTATTGAAGCAGAGTCGAAAGCCGGCAGTATTTATCGTAACGCTTGCAGAAGAATGATTAGGCGCGGGTTTGATGCTTGGATTGTTAAGGCTAAGTTTAAAGATGAATGGAGCTTTGACCAAGATTTAGTTGTTGAAGCTATACCAAACGCAATCAACAGAGTATGGACTAGTAACACATCGGTTGAGCCTGATAGCTCAGATACTGATGCCGCTTACGTTTTAACATCTGTATCTCCTGAAGAATATAAGAAGCAATTTCCTGATGGTAAAGGCATAAGTGTTGGTGATGCTGATTTGGGTGAGCATTGGGATCAATACCGACCAGAAGTTATCACCTTTGGCGAGCGTTACTATAAAAAAGAAACTAAACGTACAGTTTGCCAGTTATCCAATGGTGAAGTTGTAGAGAAAGACGACAACTTTGAAAAGGTTGCTGATGAGTATGCACAGCAAGGTGTAACTGTAGTTCGTGAGAAAGAAGTTAAAGACTATCAAATTTATCATAGATTCTTCGATGGTGGCGGCATGCTATCAAAAGAGCGTGAAACAGTATTCAGAACAATGCCAGTAGTAACCGTATACGGTAATCATGAGCTACTAGGTGAAAGCTCTAAGATTACATACAGTGGTTTAGTCTTGAAGATGATGGACTATCAACGCGTGTTTAATTACGGCAAGTCAAGAGAGATTGAAGAGGGCGCACTAGCACCTCGTAAGAAGCTTGTAATGTCTAGAGCTATGGCAAAGGGTAGCGAGAAGCAAATAGCAGCATTAAACGTTAGTGCTGACCCTGTCCTATTCCTCAATCCTGACCCAGAGATGCCACAAGGTGTTCAAGAGCTTTCAGGTTCACAAGTAAACCCACACTTAACTAATATATCAGCTGATATGGCTATGGGCATGAGAGATACTGCAAATGTATCTGAAGCTATGGAAGGTAAGTCACCTGCTAGAATGAGTGAAGAAGCATTACGCTTACAAGTAGACCGCGGTATTGGCGGCACTAAAAAATGGGTTAACGCTTTAGTTAATGGCATTGAAAGAACATGTAAAATATTAGTTCAAACTATCCCTACTGTTTACGATACTAAGCGCACAATGGCAATTACTGGCGCTGATGGGGCTGAGAATATTGTTACACTTAATGATGAGGTTTATGACAATCAATCAGGCGAAATGGTACGAGTAAATACATTAAACAAAGGTAAGTATAAAGTTTCATGTGATGCTGGTAAGGCATTTGCTAACAAACTAGAAGCAGGTAGAGCGGCAATGCTAGAATTAGCAGCTGTTGACCCAAGTATATTGCAAACTGGCGGCGACTTGCTTATTAAATCAATGGATGCTCCTTACATGAATGAGTTAGGTGATCGCAAACGTGCTCAAATGCTACAAGCTGGCATGATACCATTCGATCAAATGACTGATGAAGAGAAGCAGGCAGCACAACAAGCAGCACAACAACCAAAAGAGCCAAGCCCAGAAGATAAAATAGCTAATGCTGAGTTGATCAAAGCAAACAACGAGCAAACAGAGTTAGCGCTCAAAGATAAAGAGTTAAATATAAAAGCTGCTGAAGTTCAACAAAAAGGACATAAACTATCTATTGAAGAAGGCAAAGCAGTAGCCGACATAAGAAATAAAGACTCTGCAACAGTTCTAAACCTAGCCAAAGCAGAAAATACGGCGACAAGCACTGAACTGGATAAGTACAACGCAATTATCGACTCTTTACCCACTGATGATTTACTAGGTGTGCTATCAGGTAAACAATAATGATTGATGAATCTATACTATTAGAGGTCATATCAAGAGCGAAGGCCGGCGACAAGTCTGCCATCGCTTTTGTGTCTGAGAAGGTTAGGCTTAAAGCCATAGCTAATCTCAAATCCATCGAGAAGCAAGGTGAACTAGATGTTATCAACAACATCAAAGCTAACATTGAAAACTTATCAAAATCAGTTATACAAGTTGCGTCAATAGTTGACTCCAATAACGCTGTTATAGGCGATGCTATAAACAAGTCTAAGCGTAACAGCAAGAAAGCCATAAAAGAGCAATCTGAAGCATTACACAAGCAACTGAGCGCTATATCATCACAAGTATTAGCTATCGAATCCAAACCAACACCAGAGCGAGTTATAGAAACGCGAACGGTAGTGGAAAAAGAAACGATACGAGAGCGCGGTGATATTATTGTTGAGCAACCTATATCAATCAACGAGGTTTTCGAGCCTAAAGAGGTTGTTGAGTATGTTGAGCAAGGCGCAATAGATAAACTATTTAAAGAGTTTGAATATAGATTAAGACGCGACATTCAAAACCAAATGGACTTGAGGCAGTATAGCGGCTCAGGTGGTGGCGCTGGTAAAATTGAAATCAGGCAAGACGGGGATATTATCTCTAGTAGCGCTAAGTGTTTAAACTTTACCGGTGTTGATGTTTTGGCGCAGAAAGACCCGAACAACCCAGATTGCATTAATATATACATACCGCCCGAGCAGCCGAATAATCAACCTTGGGTTGATGGTGAGTTATGGGTAGATTCAGAAGAATGGATAGGATAGATTATGACTATAACAACTTTACCACCATCACCGGCAGGTGAGATATCGCACAATGAAGTTAGAGAAAAAATAAACGAGACTATAGGTGTTGTTAACGGTACAGACTTGACAGGTCGGGTTGTCGTTAATTCTGCTGCTGACTTATCTGGAGTCTTGGATCCAACAAAAGAATATTTCATTAACGGTGTTATTGATATGGGGTCAACCCAGATAACCGTTCCGGTAGAAGGCCTTAGTCTTACGGGTTACAACCTAGAGATTAGCGGGCTAACATCTAGCGAACCAAACTACACTATGTTTATCTCTGAATCTGCGGTTATTGGTAGCGGGAATTTACTAGGTAAAGATTACTTTATCTCTGTTACGGGTGCAGGCTCTAAAGCTTACGAGTTATACGATGCAACGGGAAATAACGCTTTTGAGTTTGTTAGGATAAACTATATAAATTGCACATCTTTGGGTGATATATACGACTATAGGCAAGGTCTAGAGGCTGGCTCAGGCAGATTCGGCGGCGCTCCAACTTTAACCCTTCATGGTTTATGGGCAGGCGGTTACAGAATAACTACCTCAATAGTGAGGAATTTATCTGGTACTATGACAGAGCCACTATTTAAAGCTGGAAATCTGTTTCAAATGAATAGTAGGTTTCTTTCTGATATAAATTGCGACTTACCATCATTAGCACCATTGCATGACTTTTCTAATGCTGAGTTTCCTAACCCTGGTACATTTCAATTGAAAGGCTGTGAAATAACCAGAGATGGCGCTTATAATGCTGATGACTCAAACCTAACTCCTAATATGTCAAGTTCTGATTTGTCGGCATATTGGAAAGGGAACAACGGAATAGGTAACACCTTTGTAGGTGGCACAACACTTGTAACAAGCGAAGAGTTAACGGTTATCGGTGCTGGCTCAACATGGTATGTGATAGAGGGTATATTTACAGGTACGGGGTTGCAACACTTTTCCGCATCTGCTGACGGTAAGTTAACGCATAACGGTAACTCGCCGCGAGAATTTGAAATAACATCTAACTTGACGATTGAAAGTACGCCGAATAACGAGTTAGAGGTTAGGTTCAGAAAATGGGATGATTCTGCCGGCTCATTCATAAATCTAGATTACACAGCGCAAGCAAGACAGGTTAACTCTTTTGTCGGTGGGCGCGATGTTGCTTTTTTTAATATCAATACAGGTGTTACTTTAGATCAAGACGATTATCTTGAGATGCAAGTGAGAAACAATTCAGGAAATAACAATGCTACGCTTGAATCTGGTAGCTTTTTTAGAGTACAAGAGCGTTGATATTATGTGTTTCTAATAAATCTTAATTTTAATAAAGAGCTTGACGGCTCTTTTTTATTGCTTATAATAATCTTAGTTTTAATAAGAAAAGGGCAATTGTTATGAGTAATTATAAGGTAGTCGAAGGTAGTGAGCAGGGGCATTGCTGCGTAACGCATACTGTGATCGACATGAACGAGCCTGTCTATCATTGCGATGATGTTGACAAAACTGGCGAGCCTATTTTTTACGGGGTGGTGTGTGAGTGCTTTGACGAAAAAACCGCTAACCTAATACGTGACGCACTACAAGATAGAGGGTAATTATTATGAATAACACAGAGAAGCTATTAAGAGCTTTTATCGAGGCTCAAGGTTACGGGATTAAAGAGGTGGTAACTCACAATGAATATACCAACACACTTGAGGGTGGTTTGTTTTGTGCTGATATTGAACAAAGATGCGTAGAAGAGATTATTGATTATCAAGTAACTAAGAAGAATGGCAAGCAAGACATGATTAAGCAGATGTCTGAGTGCATGTTTGATCAATTAAATAAAGGCGGTGTTGAATGTCATACGGTTACTTATAACGGCATCACCATGAAATACAATAGCGAATCAAAAAGCGCGGAGGTTGTAGATAATGAAAACATATAAAAGCAGCGATTTAACACACAAGCGTAAAGAAGTTATGGCTATAGCAGCAGCAGAGGGCGCACACATTAGAGAATTAAAAACTAATGGCGATGTTAAGCGAGAGTTTATATTAATAACTAAAGAAGAGTTTATTGATATGGATATAGGGTTCGATTCAAATAATGAGCCTAGAGTATATCCAGAGGAATTTTAAATGAAAAATCAAACTGAATTCACATTAGATAAAGATACAGCTACACACATGTTAGAGTTTTTAAAAGAGAACACTGACGAGTGTTATGCTGCTAATGTGCCTTATCCACCTAGCGATAAGTACATTAAGTTTTATAACTGGTTGGCTGATACTCTTGGTGAACCTCATTATTATAATGGTGATTTATGAGTACGCAAGTTAACGGTTTAATCATAGATAAGGTACTGGATTACTACGGCAATGATGTTAGCAATACTGATGAATGGGAAGGGCTTGCTTTCACTATACACTTCACTAACGGGTTAAGTCTTGAGGTGGGTAAAGGTGGTGGGTATATAGTTATGGATTTAATAGGGAGGATTGATGAAACCAAGAATTAGAGCTTGTAGTTATGCGTGGTATGCTTGGATTAGATATGACAAAACAAAAAGGATAAAAAAATTAAACAAGGCCCCTTAATAGGGGTTTTTTATTACCTGAAATTTAACAGCTTTCACCACTTCAACAAACCCTTATTCTGTATGGTTTGTCAATCTCGCCAATTATTAGTATAATAAGCCAAGGTTAACCACTCACCTTTAAGAGTCGGGCTAAAATTCTTCCTTACAGGATGCACAAAAATGACAGATGCTAACGAAACAACTGAAGATGTTGTATTAACGCCAAAGATTAACCCTAAAGCAGAAAGTGTTGACGATCACTTTGCAAAGCAAGAGGATATTCAAGAGGCACAAGCCGCACCAGAAGTTGAATCAATTACTGAATCATCACCAGTTAGTGAAGACAATCACGAAGAAAAAACAAATGGTGTTCAAAAACGTATTAATGACATTACAGCGCAACGGTATCAAGAGCAGCGTAGAGCTGACGATTTACAAGCGCAGCTGGATGCATTGAAAGGGCAACAAACCCAGCCAGTGCAGCAGGAAAAGCAAGAGAGCAAGCTACAAGCTCCTTCTGTACCTGATGACATATACGATGAAGATGCAATGCGAAAGTATCATGCTGACAGCCAAGCGTATAATGCGCAGGTTGCAACACAAGCGGCGCAAACTCAATTTGAAAACCAACAAAAACAAGGCGCAGAGCAAGCACAACAAGCAAAGCAAAAAGCAGTAATTGAACAATACACCACTAACGCATTACGCGATGGTGTTGACTTGGACAAACTACGAGTTGCTGAGCAATCACTCAATCAGGCCGGTATTAGCCCAGAGTTAGGCTCGTTTATTATGAACGACCCGAACGGCGCTAAGATTGCCACGTATTTAGCTGATAACCCTGCTGAAATGTACGACATTTTACAGAAAGACTCAGTTAGTGCAGGCATTCAAATTGCTAACCAGATTAAGCCGAAAGTGTTATCTCAAACGCCTAAAGTATCTAAAGCGCCCGATCCAATCCCAGAAGTATCTGGCGGCGGATTTGTCGAAAAAGATGATTTTGACAAAACATACTCGGGTTACGAAATCCTATAAGGAAAATCTATCATGCCTAATAACTACCAAAGCAATATCAACAACAAGCTACTAAAATCTTTTATCAAAGGTTTTGAGAGTAGTACCGTATTAATGAACACTGTATCAAAGCAGTTAGTTAATGATTTTGATGCATCAACTGGCGGCGCTTATGGTGCTGTATCAATGAAGCGTCCTCCACAATATGTGCCACAACGTACGCCTGATGGTGATATGTCTGGTAATCAAGCTAACCCAGTTCGCGCTGGTAAAGTTCAAGGTGAAGTATCTCCAAACGGCTACATTACTGTATACGTTGAAAACACCCAAGTTGAAGAAGCATTAGAAGCTGACCAACTAGATGAGCTATTACGCCCTATCGCTGAAGATATGGTTACAGAGCTTGAAAGCGAGCTAGCTTTATACATGACCACTAACGCCTCGTTACGTTCTGGTGCCTCTGCTAACGCAATCAATAAATGGTCTGACATTGCAAACGCTGGTGCATTATTTAAAGAAATCGGCGCTCCTTCAGGTATGAAGTATGCAGCTATTAACTCTTTTGATGAAGTAACACTTGCTGACCTTCAAACTCAATTAGGTGTTAACCCTAATGTAAACGAAGCATGGGCAGGCGCAGTAGTTAAAGAGAGGTTTGCAGGATTCAACCAAGTATTAACAACTAATAACTTAGCTGAATATACAACTGGTAATCCTGGCGCTGGTCCTATCACATTATCAGCAACTCCTGCTTCTACTTATACGGCGTACAAAGATACTTACCGTATGACTTTATCGTTAACAGGTTTGACTGCAACTACCGGTACTTTATCTAAAGGCCAGCAACTACAGTTTACTGATGCATCTTACTTAAACTTACGTAACCGTAAGTCAGTACGCAAAGACGGTGCGCCTGTAGAGTTTACTTGTACAGTGCTAGAAGATGTAACAGCTGATGGTGCTGGTAACGTTACCGTTCAAGTGTCAGGTGCTGCAATCTTTGAAACTGGCGTTGATGGTGCATTTAACACAGTTAACGCTGCATTAGTATCTGGTAATGTTGCAACTGTTGTTGATACTGCTGCTACCATCTTACGACCTGCATTAGCATACTGTGAAGGTTTTGTAGGTTGTGGTTCGGTTGTTCTTCCTAAGCTTCACGCTTTAGATAGCTCAATCATGAACTACAAAGGTACATCAATCCGTGTTCACCGTTTCTCTGATGGTGTTGCTAACGTTAACCGTTACCGCTTTGATATCTTACCTACTTTCGCAACATTTATGCCTGAGTGGGGTCAACAGTTATTCGGTACGCCGTAATAGTTAGTTGATTTAATGAAGGGGCTTAATCGCCCCTTTTTTATTGCCTGTTAATATGTGTTATTATTAACCTATACCAACAAGAGGAAATAAACATGAAAGAATTCATTACAATGTTCAAGCTAGCTAAAGATGGAGACACTATCCGTCAAGTTGTTATTCATAGCGAATTGAAAGAAGAGCTTGAAAGTATAGGCTTTGTGGATAATGTTGAAAAGGTGTCACCGCTAGATAACATTGAAGATGCGGTTATAGTTAGTGAAAAACCTAAAAAGAAACGCGCACCAAAAAAGGCTGCTAAGGCTAAAGAGTAATGCCAAATAAAATAGATATAGTTAACGGTACTTATAGTTTAATCCGTATTAGCGGCTTAACCTCAAGCCCGTTACCAGAAGAAATTAACACAGCTATTCAAGTGTTAGATGATTTAGCGGCAGAGATTAGCACAAGCTTAAACTTGGGTTACATACAGCCTATTGAATATGGTGCTTCAGGACCTAATGATGATTCCGGTTTATCGCCTGAGTTAGCCGGACCGATGAAGAAGATGCTAGCTGTTGAGCTAGTAACATTCTTTGGGCGAGAGGTTACACCAACACTAGCAGCTATAGCTAAAAGCGGCATGAAAAGCATGGAGAGACTGCTTGTCAGCGTTCCTGATATGCAAAACCCTGCAACGCTTCCTATAGGCAGTGGTAATGAGTGGGATTATCGCTCTGATAAATTCTACCCAGAGCCGAACAATGATGATGGGGCAATTGACCACTTTAAGGATGATGTTTTTCAGTTTCCTTTTGATTGGTCGTCATGGGTTGGTGAAACCGATACATTAATTAGTGTTACATATGATGCTGATAGCGGCATAAATCTTAGTAACGAAGCTATTGAGGGCAATACATCAGTTGTGACTATATCTTTTAATAGTGTTGGTCAATTCGCGCTATGCATGGTTGCAGAGAAATCTGACGGAGAGAAGAAAACGGTAAGGTCACTTTATAACTCTAAGTCGTGTAAATCGACTGGGCTGTATTATAGTTCGTAACATGTTAAACTATAGTTACTTAGCAGGCAGTCGGGGCTTGCTAAGTGAAGGCAGCGCTGCCGACCTTATCACCCGACTCCGACGAGGCAAGGAAGCCTCTCCTTATAATAATAATATTAATGATTCGGGGCTATACGAAAGTACAGCCCCCTTTTTTTACTCTCCCTCTACTGTTAGTGGTTTTATGTTGGCGCAGTAACACGTATAAATAGATGAATTGCTAAGTACAAACTTTCCCTCTAACTTGTTATAAATGCCATACAAAGCGGACTTCACATCATAATCAAACTGATAAGCCTTACCATCTATTAACTCTATAGGTGTAGGCAGAGGCTTGAATTCTATTACATCAAGGTTTATTACACAGTCAAGATCAATAATGTTAATCCATACCTTACCAGCATGATAGGCAAGTATTTCACAAGTGCCTTTATTTGATGTAACTTTAGTAAAGAATGTAGTATCAAACGAACACTCCATGCCCACACTAGGTAATTCACCCGCATCACACATTTCTTGCGTGTATACTGGTGCTGCTTGTTCGGGTGGTTGGTTTTCCTTGCTAGCTACTGGCACATTACCCAATGATATCTCATCCCTGTAATTTGATAACTCATACATATTCCCGTTACCCATGTTAGAGGCTAATAAGTTTACTAGGGATTTGAATTCCTCAACTGTGCAAATGACTTTCCAAAACTGGTTGTCGCTAACAGAAGCTCCCGTTGTTATATCTCCGCACTTGTATCCTTCAAAGTCACTAACTGCAACTATCACCTGATAAGTATAAGGACGATCACCACTCAAGTCGGTGTAGTCAAACTCACCCTTAAATTCAATCACCGCATCCATTATCGTTTTATTCATCATTTACTCTCCTTATTTGCTTTAAGTAAACCAGACCCAAGTACCATGAAAAATAGCAACAGGAAACATGATCGCCCCTGCTATCAAAAAACCCCACGCAGCATCAGTTAGACATGTGAGCACATGGGTAAACCAAGATGCAACAACCCAAACCCAAAATAATGACGATAGTAAATTACCCATTATTCAAACCCTTCTTGGTTAGCTGGCGTACTGCCATATTAAAATTACCTTCACAGAATAAATCTGCGTAGTCCTGAATGGCCTTGACCAAGTCCATACTCTTAAAATCGATTACTTTCTTCATACTTACCTCATACGTTGTTGATATGCACAGTATATGCGTTACACATCACAAGTCAACCCTATTATTAATTAAATAACTACCATGCTATAATTGAGTCATTAAATTAAAGGGCGCGATAATGGCAAAGATAAAGTTACCACTAATAACAGGGGATAGGCATTCAGACCTAGATTATAGAACTAATCTACCTGTAAATATGACAGCTGTAATCAAGCGAATAAAAGACAGTGATGGCTATCTGCTTTCCCATGATGGGTTAACAAGCTTCTCAGATACTAATGGTAAGGCTAGGGGTGGAACGTTCAACGAGAGGTTTGATAAGCACTATAGGGTGTCAGGTGATAACTTCGAAAGTATTGATATTGACGGCACTGTAACTAGCTTAGGTTTAACGCCTGGCGATGGTGTATGTTCGCTTGCTGAATCGTTTAATACTCAAGCCATCTTAACTGATGGTAAACTGTACCTATGGGATAACGCCTCATTAATTCAAGTCACAGACCCCGACTTAGGGTTCCCAATAGACATTACATGGTTTAGAGGTATCTATGTAATGACTGATGGTCAATTCTTGTTTCATACTGACATAAACAATGAATTTTCAATAAACCCTCTTAAGTACTCATCTAGTGAATTTTCTAGCGATAGAATTATTGCTGTTGCGCGTAACGATGAGAACCAAATACTAGCATTTAACCGCTACTCTACTGAATACTTTTACTTTAACGCTAACGCTCCATCAGGAACAAGTGTTTTACAAGTTATATCTGGCAAGGCCATAAAGGTTGGTATTGTCGGTACTCACTGTAAAGCTGAATTAGATGGCGTGTTTTTTATATTGGGCGGAAGAAAAAAAGAATCGCCTAGTATACATATAATGTCAGGCGGTAGTGTAACACCTGTTGCTACACGTGAGGTTGACAAGATAATCTCAAAGTACACAGAGAAAGAGTTATCAACTGCAGTGTTAGAGTCTAGAACTGTTGATAGAGATATGTTTTTAATTGTCCACTTACCTCATGAAACGCTTCTTTATAATCACAGCGTTGGGAAAAAGCTCGGTATTGATTCGGCTTGGTCATATGTTAAAACAGGCGTTGACACTGATGACCCTTGGCGCGGTAAGTTTGGTGTTTTCGACCCTCGGGTTGCTAAGTGGATTTACGGAGATGTATTAGAAAACAAGCTTGGTTATCTTAATGATGAAATTGCATCGCAATATGACGAACAGGTTGAGTGTATTTGTTATACGCCTATATTAAGTCTCGAGACATTCTCAATAGATGAATTCGACTTAGATACAATACCAGGTTATTCAGCAAGCGACTTTACTAGCGCGTTTAGTATGAGTTATGACGGCATTACTTATGGTGAAGAACAATGGAACTTAATCAGTGTGATGGGTGGGTATAACAAGAGATACGTTGTCAGAAACTTAGGATACATAAGAGATAGTTTTAACTTTAAATTCAGGTTTGTTTCTGATGAAAAAATGGCATTCTCAGGATTAAAGGTGACTTACTCATGAGTAGGCAAATACTATTTAGTCATGAAAACATACGTCAATCGGTTAAAGGTGATGAACAGTTTGTTGAGGACTACTCAGCAGTAAAGGAAGATGTACAAACAGCGCAAACATCAATAGATGAAATAAACGAAAAAATAGCAAAGATACCGGATTTGTTTGTATTGGCTGGTTATGGCGGTATTGGTGTTGATGCGGTCGCTAGTATAGGAACGATAGACGCCACCTTTAAAACGTTAACTGGTTTTGATGTTGACTTAATTAGCGCTCCAAAAAATGTAACCTATGACAAGGCAAATAACGGGATTAAGCTTGATGTTGTTGGTGTTTGGGAGTTTACGGTAAAAGTATCTCTGACATTTTTAGAGGTTAACAACGGGCGAGAAATACAGTTAAGAGCTTATAACTCAACAACAGCAACTCCAGGTGCAACTGTATTTAATTACTTTGTAGGCAGAAACCAAGCAGGCGTAAACCTTCAGTTCACACTTGCGATAGAGGTCGATGAAACAGAGATAGGAGATCTAATTCAACTACAAGTTGGTAGCACCTCAGATTCCTTTTCGTCATCTGACAATATAGGAACTATTTACCAAGCTAAGCATATATCAGAGTTTCAAGGTGCTCTTTAAAGAGTGTGATATAATGAGATTATTTATTAAAGATGGCGAATCATGAATCAGTACATAGAAGATAATAATTTTTCTTTAATGCCTAGTTACGTTGAGTCTATAAATAATAATAGGTCTGTTATTCAAGATGCAGCAGAATTGTTAAAAGGCAAGATAGAAAGCGGCGAGCTTATCGAGCAAGATTGCCCAGTAACGCACAGGTTTTCGCCAGGGTTATATCTTCGAGAGATATTAATGCCTAAAGGCACTAGAATAATAGGCAAAATACACGCAACCGAGCACTTTAATGTTGTTTTGACTGGTAGTTGTACGGTTATTACCGCTGAAGGTAAAGAGGAGATAAAAGCTCCTTATACATTTATATCTAAGGCGGGTGTTCAAAAGGTTGTAGTTGTTCATGAGGATTGCAGGTGGCAAACACTGCACGTTACAGATAAAACAGATGTTGACGAGATAGAGAAAGAGGTGATTGTTGAAGATTACGATCATCTTCTTGTTGACGGGCTTTTAAATAAGATTAAGGGGTAGATTATGAGTTGGGGTTTAGTGGCGGTAGGTGTTGGTACGGCTGCAGCTGGTATCATGGGGAGTAAGTCAGCAGGTGATGCGGCTGACGCTCAAACAGCGGCAAGCATGGCGGGCATAGAGTCACAGGAAAGGATGTTTGATAAGTCTTTAGAGCTTCAGCAACCATATAGAGAAGTAGGTTATGATGCGCTTCCGCAACTTCAGGGGCTGACAACGCAACAAGGAAGAGCTGATGCGCTGCAAGGCTACTATGCTGGCCCAGAGTTTCAACAGCTACAAGCGCAAGCAGAAGAGCAGCAATTAAGAAACGCAGCCGCAACCGGTGGGCTTAGAGGTGGTGGTAATCAAGCTGCTTTAGCATCTATCGCGCCTCAGCTTGGTCAGCAATACCTAAGTAATCAGTACAACCAACTTACCGGACTAGCTAACATGGGTATGGGTGCTGCATCACAAGGCGCTCAGGGTGCTATGGGGTTAGGACAAGGTATATCAGCCTTACAACAGCAAGCAGGGCAGGCACAGGCAGCTAACTCTTTGGCTCAAGGTAACATCTGGGGTAATATGGCTTCAGACTTTGGCGGAATGGCTTACAATTACTTTAACAGACCTCAAACACCACCACCTGAAACTGGCGGAATAGGAATTATATAAAATGGCTATTTTAAATTACTCTGGCTTATTAAATGCAGCAGGACAGCAAACCCCAGCAAACAGGGCGTTAGGTGTTGCAGGTAAATTACAAGGTCTAGGTGCTAACAAGCAAGCACTTGAAATGCAGTTGCAGCAACAGCAAGCAGCGCAGCAGCAAGCATTACAACAACAACAAGCTAGAGATAAGGGTGCAGAATTACTTAAGTCCGGCTCCCCTGATGAAATTGCGGCTTTTGGCATTCAAAACCCTGATGTTATGAAAGACTTTGTATCTGCGGCGAAATTCAAAGACAACGAAGCTATAACATCGAGAGTTAGATATGCTCAAGATGTGCTTGGCGGAAATACAAACCCTAGGCAGGCACTAGTAGCTAGGATTAAAAAGGTTACTGATAGCGGTGGAGATGCATCAGGATTAATGGAGACACTAAAGCTTGATGATGATGGCATTAGGGCTGCTGCTGAGAAAGATTTCGCTGTAATATCTCCCGATGCTTACCAGCAATGGAAGAAGTCAACTGATTTAGATTCTGGTCTTTCTGACAAGCCATCAGCAGTTCAGGAAACCGAGTGGTTTAATAAGCAAACTCAAGAGGTTCAAGATACTCACTTAAAAATAAAAAGGGGCGAGAAGCCTTCTCTTGATGAAAAGCTTAAATATGAAGAGTCAAAAGCGGAAATCAAAGAGGATTCAGCCATAAGCACAGCTAGGAAGAAATCAGCGAACGAGCGTAGACAGGGCTACATTGATAGCGGTGTTACATCTGCTGACAATCTTCAGTCGGTTAATAGATCTCTTGATTTACTAAATTCCATAGAGACAGGCGGTATTGATAACGCATTGATTCGCGCAAAACAAACCCTTGGTATTGAATCAGCTGATGAGGCTGAACTATCTTATGAATTAGGTAAGAATGTACTTAAACAACTTAAGCCAACATTTGGTGCAGCATTTACAGTTAATGAGATGCTAGAGCTTAAAAGAATGGAGTCAGGGCTTGGGAAGTCAGTTGCAGGTAACAAGCGCATACTTAAGAACGTGGCTAAGGTTATTGAGCGTTCAGCTAAGCGTGGCATGAGAGCAGCCGAAAGTTTAGGTGATGACTTTGCAGCAAATGAAATAAGTCTAGCTTTACAAGGTGGATCACTACAACCTAAACAAAAGCCTGCATTGACAACCGATAGCGCAGGTAATGAAGATGTACCGGAAATGTCTGATGATGAAATGCTTAAAATGTACGGTGGTCAATAATGGCTGATTTAATGAAAGCTTTAAGGAATGCCCACAAAGCAGGCGATACCAATTCGGCAAAAAGAATTGCTGCAATGATAAAGGCGCAACAGCAACCAGAAACCACTTTAGTAGAAGATGTTGTTGGCGGTCTTGAGACTGGCGCGTCAATTGTTAGTGGTGCTATTGCTGAGCCTTTAGCTGGTATAGCAGGCGTGGCACAATCACTGAACCCGTTCGCTGATGAGGGTGCAGGTGCTGAAGCGGTTCAAGCAACAAGAGAGGCGTTAACCTATCAACCACAAACAGAGGCAGGGCAACAGCAACAACAAGCCGTAGGTGAGGCTTTAGCTCCAATAGGTGAGGCTGTATCTGGTGTTGAAACCGCATTAGGTCAAGGTACATTAGATATGACCGGAAGCCCATTTCTAGCAAGTATCGCTCACTCACTGCCAACCGCTGCACTTGAGGTGTTAGGGTTTAAAGGTAGTAAAGCAGTAACTAAAGCAAAACCAAGGCCAAGCAATAAGCAGGTGCAGAAAGCTATTGTTGAATCTGCCCCTGAGATAGACGCGCTAAAGGGTGCTGCTACTGCGGTTTATGATGAAATAGATAAGTCTGGTGTAAGAATAAAGAAAGGACCAGTTAATAGTTTGGTAAGCAGAATAGAAGCCAAGACAAGGAAAAGCGGCTTAGATTCAAGAGTTACAAAGCAAGCATCAGGAGCGCTTGAGGCGTTAAAAGAAATAAAGGACGCTGACCAGCCTATAACTGAGCTAATGACTCAAAAGAAGATAGCTCAAAATGTCGCATCAAGTATTGATCCAGCTGAAAAGATGTTAGGCAATATAATGATAGATGAGATTGATAGCTTTATTGATTCTTTGTCGTCAGGCCAATTATCTAAAGGTGATGCTGCAACAGGTAAAAAGGTAAAATCTGCCAGTCAATTATGGGGTAGAGCAAAGCGAGCTGAAATGATAAACGAAGCTATAGAGCTAGGTGGTTCCGCTGCTAGTGGCGCAGAGAATGGTATAAGGGTTAAGTTTAGACAGATACTGAACAACAAAAAGAAAAATAAATTTTTAACAGCGCCAGAAATGGCAGCTATGAAAGATGTTGTTGATGGTGATTTTAAAACTAACTTTGCTAAGTTTATAGGTCGAACTGGTGGTTTTGAAGGTGCATCTACAAATATGCTAGGAACTCTGGGTGGCTCTGCTGCTGGTGGTGCGATTGCTGGACCTGTTGGTGCGTTCGCTGTACCTGTTGCGGGTATGGCGGCAAAAAGCATAGCTCAAAAACTTACTAGGAATAAAGCGCAGTTTTCAAGCAAGATAGCTGCAGCCGGAAAAGATGCTAACAGGATAGCTAAAGCCTATTTAACGTCAGTACCAAAGGCAAAAAGAAGCCCTAGCGACTTAGCTGATTTACTTTTAGATCCAAAAGTGAATATAGATGATTTAGAGATGATAGCTAACGAAACATTTAAAGATGCATTGGATATAGCAAAAGGTAAGCGAGCTATTAATTTAGCAATGGCCGCTACAGCTGGAACCCTAGCAAAAGAGCAAGAGAAAGAGCGGTAATCCTTTGTTGGTCGTTTTTTAGTTGATGACAAAATATAACGCAAACAAAAATTACAGATAAAGCAACCATAATAACCCTAAAATGTTAAAATAAAACTAAAGCATAGCACAGGAATAGCAAATGGCTACAATTTTAAATAATTCTCTAACAGCAGACGAGAGCATAGTAAGGGTTCATAGCCCTATCATGTATGTACCAGACCCAGATAAGGGAAAGCCTCTTGATGGGTTTCAAGCTTACTTTGGCATTGTCGGGCGCGATCCTGAAGTTGAAGAAAATAGAAAGATACCTTACGCACTGCAAGAAGATGGCACAGCGGTACAAATGGATCAACCTGTTATCGGCTCAGCTGGTGGTGTTCCAACTTACAACGGCTCTGTGATTGGTGTAGCTGTTAACGGCTCGTACTCTTTAAAAATTCTAGATAAAAACGGCGCACAAAAATATTACTTTCCTAGAATTGAGGCGCAAAACTTACAAGGGTTTAGCGGTGTTATTGCTGAAGAGTCTCAAACAGTTGGCGCAGGTTTAACGCTAACGTTTAGCGATATAGAAACAACTACAGCAAGCTTTTACAAGTCAGTTGATGATACCGGAACGTCATTCGAGGGTTCATACCTTAAAAAAGGCTTGGACTATGAGGCGGATACAGTTAACACAATTACACTGTTAAATGCTACCGCTGCGGGCTTTGTTATCCTTGGGCGACAAATGGATCCTACAGGGCAAATAGTTCCTGTAACAGAAGGTTCAAGCGCTTTATTTGTTTTTGAAGACATAGCAAGCGCTGTTGCAGCAGACTTACAACCTGATGATACTCTAACCATTAACGGCGGTTTAAGTGCTAATGATGGCTTGGGTGGAAACAAGTATATAACTGTTTTTGGTCAACCTGAAACACAAGACGGTGAGAACTACATAAACCTAAGCAACGGTAATCAAATACAAGCAGTTAAAAATAACTTCTTATTATCTCGCTACTCTGAGAAAACAACAGATGTAACATCGGTTGCAGGCGCTTTAAATCTAAACCTAGAAAATGGTAATGTATTTAAGGCAACGCTAACGGAAAATGTATCAGCTATAAACTTAACTAATGTCAATCCTGATAGCTCACTGACAACCACTGTAACATTAAAAATAACTCAAGATGCAGCAGTAGCGCGAACAGTTGCTTTCGGTGGCTTTAATTGGGCAGGAGGTACAGTACCAACGTTTACACCAACTTTATCGGCTTATGATAGATTTGTTTTTGTAACTGATGATGGTGGCTCAACTTGGGATGGTATGATTGCGGGGCAAGACTTCTCATGATAGGTGCAAGCAAAACGCAATCGGTTAACTCTGGGTTGGTTACTCCTATATATACCGTGTCCATATCTCCAGGGTTTATAGAGGTTTTTTCTGATAACGGTTCATCAACAAGCCCTTTTGCGAATTCATCGGTTAACAATGGCGTAGGTCCGTATGAATATTTATGGACAATAACAGGTAGCGACATATCAATAGTAACTAGCACAGATTCAAGAACTAGATTCTCTGCATCTGGATTTAATTCTATTTACTCAGAAGTTGCTACCTTGACCGTAACCGATAAAGGCAACGGTGATGCACAAACAAGTAAAAATATAACAGTTAGTTTTGACTTTGAGTCTGGAGCGTAATAAATGGTAACTTATAATAATTCGATAGTAATTCAGTTTGATAATGCTGAGACAGGCAACGCTGGATCTGGCAAACCTGTAACTGTGTTTGAGGAAGGAACAACAATAAAGGTTGATTTATTTGACGCTGACGGGCTACCGATAGGCAACCCAACTCAGGCCGATGATGCAGGTAATTATACATTTGATGTAGCGGCGGGTAACTATGATATTTATATAGACTATGGATTACCAACACAAACTTCTATGCTTAATGAGCAGATAGGTGATACAACTGTTTCGCTACAGTTAATAAACGACCTATCACAAGCTTACACATTTAAAACGGTCGCATTAATGCAATCAAGTTTGATTAACTTCCCTGTTGGTAAAAAGATATTTTGGCAAGGTTATTACACCGAATCAGATGGCGGCTCTAATTGGGGCATTGTCAAGTCAGGCGCTCATACTGATGATGGTGGCTCTGAATTTACATTATCCAATGGTGACTACGTCAAGGCAAACTTGCAAGGAGAGTCTGTAAGCATTCTTAAGTTTGGCGCGGGGCTTGGTATTGATGACGATAGCCCTAAGTTTCAGCGGGTTTTTGATTTAGCTAAAGGTGATGATGTTACTTCGGCAGGGCGGTCTATTTTTAATATTTATATACCTAATCCATCTAACTTTTACAGAATAGAGAACACTATTGTTATTGATGGAACTCACGGTATAAAAGTCCACGGCGACGGAGCGTTAAAACAAAGAACTGGCGCAGGCGGCACAGCCGAAGAAGCATGTATTAGATGGTACGGGGCCAGCTCTTTACCAATATTTCAAATTAGAGGGCAAACACAAACACTATCAAACCCGAATTTCTTGATAAAAATACAAGACTTGACAATTTCTGGTTATGAAGTATTTCTAGATGAGACGGCAGCACCACCTAGCAATATAGCGCTTTCAGGTATTCATATTGGCGAACTGGACGGGCAAACAGATAACACCCTGTTACGTCAATGCAAGCTGGAAAACTTACAAATAACAGATTGCCGTTTTGGCGTATGGTCTGGCTCACCATCTGGCGCAAATACTGACCACGCGAAAATCGTAATGGAGTATCTATTTCTTAGGAGAAACGCTCAGGCCGGTGTTAGTTGGGGCACTGGTAATTCAGTTGCAGAATTATCAAATTGTTTTGCATCTGGTAATGGATGGGGGGCAGATCACTACCCTGCTGATAATTACTCTGAAGAAATAGGGGCTAATGTATATGTTAAATCGGGTTACATGGATGTCACAAGTTACACATCCACTGGTAAAGGAGACGACAAACCAATAGACGCCGATATTTATCAAGCTAACGGACGTGTAAGTGTGTATGGTGCATGGTCAGATACTCATGGCTTATTCTTTAAGCAAGTTGCTGCAACAATATCGGATGGCGCACCTCAGCCTTCTGCGCTATCTGGCATAAGGCACTTTGAGGGCAGTATGGATGATACTAATACGCCTGTAAGCATGGAGGTTAGAGTTAGAGGCACAACGATTAATAGCTCCATGTTTCACGGTGATATTGAGCTTATATCAGGGCTAAGTGGTGCACCAATCAGCAGCGGCGTTAACTTCTCCACTGGGCATGGCTTTACTGGCTCTGGAGTTGGCGCTCAACGAAGCTTGATAAACCTAGGTAACTCAGGTAATGAGGCGCAAATATTAACGGGCGGTGCAGATGCTGGGGTTGATTTAACCTACAAAGGTGTATTGAATCCTCAATATTTACAAATGGGGGTGCATTCAGCGGGTGAGACCCAGTCTAGAGCGATTCGTCAGGTGCTTGGTGGTGCTTCTGGTGATTCTGGCCTCACTGAATTTGTTAATGCTGGCAATGGTGAGCATATCTATATTATCAATGGCTATTTGAGCAACACGGTAGGATTTGAAATAACCCCTTTGGCCATAGGTCAAGTGTTTTATATAGTTCAAGGCGGTAATAGCGGGTTAAAAATACTTCAGCAATATAGCTCTAATGGCTCGACACCGTTTACCGTTGGTAGTATGAAAAACGTATTTGAAGTTCAATCTGCACCTGGAGCATCAGGCGGTCAAGTTGCCATTAAGTACCCGCAGGCTGGCTCTGACCCTGCTTATACAAGCGGTGATTTTTGGGAAGGTTGCGTTTACTACAATACAACAACAAACAAATTAAGACTTAACACAGGAGCCTCAACGTGGGCTGATTTAAACCCATAAGATAAAGCTGGTTAACTATCAGTTAGCCTCTTTCCATAAAATCTAGCGCGTTTATTAAATACGCGCTTTATTCTTTCTAAGCGTTAGGCTTTAAGCCTTCAGCTTTTAATAATTCCCTATACCTTTTGATTTCGTTTTCGATGTCTTGAGTTGTAGGGAATTGTTCTTTTAGCTCTGGATGATTACTTTCATCCTCTAGCCATTCCACTTTATTAAGCCCGTACCTTTCAATTAAATAAGCTCTGTATTCAACAGGCTTCCCACCATTAAACGAGTTACAGTGTCGGCATTGCCTATGTAGATTCATTAACGTAAATCTACGTCTGTCAGCACCACCGCGCCCAACTGCCTTATAATGCCCGCAATCGTAACCACTCTTAACTTGGTTGCATGTACAGCAAGGCTGACCGACCTCCTTAACTTCTCTTACATACTGGTTAACAAGCTTTTGCAATTTATCAAACCATTGCGAGCGAGTCATCAATTCTTTCTTTCGCGCGGTATCTTTTTTCTTTTGCGCCTTACGAACGATTTGAGCGCCTTTATCTTTATTTGCATACGAGTACTTAACAGCGCTATCAATATTGCAAAATACGCCTTTAGGGGTTACTACAAACTCACGTACGTAATCGCCGCATGACTTACATTTTCTTTTAGAGTTAGCCATGTGTCACCACCGTATAACTAATACTTAAACCTATTAAGACAACCATAACAAACCAACATACTATGTATATAATCCAGTGCTTTAAATTTGGTGTAATACTCATAATTAATCCTTAAACTTAATCATTATGCCATTATCGTTATAGTAAAAAATCATTTGCTCCATATACTGTTTAGATTCGGCAGTGTTAAATAAACTGGTAACTTCTAAGCACTGTATAAGCTTCATTCTGCTTTCATGACTATGACGGTAGTAATCAAGCTTGTGCAATAAAAACTCCATCTTGTCGCCGTGCTTGTCGCTGTTTAACAGTATCGGTAATCCAATAGCATCTTTGCAGAAGTTTTTAACATCTAACGCCGTTTCATCTCCATTATGCTTTGCTATTTGCGCGTACCATAAGTGTTGTTGGTTGTTGGCGCTAATACCTCGTTTTTCCTTCCATTCGCTAATTGATAACCGGTAACTCTTATTGCTATCAAGTTTTAATAATTCCTGCTTGATATAATCAGCATTACCGGAAGTGTATTTTAAATCCTTCACCCTACTAACCACGGAAAAACATTAGTAAGAACAGCGTAACCAAAAACACAAGCAAGAATGACTAAACACACATTGGTAACAAATCGCTCAAACTTGCGTTCATCTAAATCATCACTTCTTTTCATTTTATTTCTCCTTTAGTCTTTGCTTGCGTTTATTGCTCTTAGAGTTAGCGTTTAATACTTTCGGCCTTGATCAACCAAACTTGTACGCATTACCCATTTATTGTTATGGAGATAAACACAATGCAAATCCATATCAGTGTCAAGCAAATATTTAGATAACTTACCCCGACTTACTTTTAGTACTCTGGCTAACTTTGATTTATTACCCATAAAAAACGGGGTTAACAGTATTTCCTCTGCGCTGTAGATATTTATAGCTTTCAAGTTACTCTCCAATAAATGAACTGTATGGCACATAATAGAGCAATATGCGCCATAGTCAAGCATTATAATTCAGACTCTTTAACAAAAACACCGTCAATCATCTTTCCCTTTCTATCTTTAATGTCATTGTAAGCGTGCTCAAGGCAATTTGAGATAGTCAAACCATGTTGCTCTGCAATGATAGCCAAAACAACCATACAATCGCCTATATCATCAATAGGTGTGTCATCTGAGGCAGACTTAATCTTACCCTTGTTGTTCAACCCTAAAACCAAATTAACAATGTTTTCAGTTATTTCTTCTGACCCTTGTTCACAATGCAAGGTTGCGTACAGTTCAATAACCTCTTCAAGCAGCTTTGAGAATTGCGCTTGTGGTGTAGCGCCTTCTATAATGTTTCTATCGCTCGCCCAGTAAACAACATTGCTTATCAGTTGCGGTACATGGTGGTTATTTACGTATATTTTATTTGTGCTCATCACTCTTTATCCTTGTTTAATTCTTGAATGTCTTGGCGAGTTTTTAATAACTCTAATTCTCTCGCCTCTTGCTCTTCTTGTTCGCAAAGTAGTTCGACTTCTATTTCTGATAGTTCACTCATAGTCAGACCTCTTTAATTTCGTAATCGTCAATAGTCATAGTGTCATCAACGGCAGTACTGCTACTCCAAGCTAACTCTTGTGCTGGATTGTTATTTATAGCTGTCACCATATCAACAAGTTCTTTAGCAGTCTCGGGCATGTCATACCCCTCTTCTTTGCTAATCACTATTTCATGTGTTGTCGTCTTGGTTACGAAATAAACTATTTCTCTAATTTTCATCTCTCTATCCTCTTTATAGTGCTAAGCACTGTTATTTAACTTGCGACCAACTCTAGTAATCGCGCCTCTGATTTGCCCTAGCTTGGTTCCGACAAACCCCATTTCTATCTTAAGCTTTCTTGCCTTGATGCAGTATTCGCAACCGTACATGTTCAACACTTCGTCATAGCCATAGCCTCCATCATTATCACGATTTAATATTTTTACCGCTTCATACGCATGATTACCACAAGTGCCGTAAATGATATCTTCGTTGCTTAGCTCATCTTTACCGATAAAAACTTCCTCAAATGCTTCGCTATATTTGTGATTAGATAACTCGACGCCAATCTTACGTTTTAGGTTGCTTTTTAAATCTGCGTATTTTGCGTGCTTTATAATAAGACTCTCTAAACTCATACTATCTCCTATTGCCATTAAAGGCGGTTAGTTAAGTATCTGTCTAATGACAGATACGGGTTAAGGGGTGTTAGTGCATCTAACTCTATTTGCATAAGATAGTGTCTCGTCGGTACTGCATACCCTTAGAGAGCATATATCATCAATAAGATCTTTGCTAAGAGCTGCAACAACGACAAGCGAGTAATCTAGCAGGGGCTTTTTGTGCTTTACTATTAACACGCTATGAACCCAAGACTCCCCACTAATTACCATGCTAGTTATAAAGTATTTGTTTTTATTTTTATTTATTATTACCTCTTCCTTGCCGTTTACATTTATTACACTTTTAACAGTTACCTCCTGACTATCTTTTTCTGACCTCCCAACTATTTTTATTTTATCTCCTTTACCTAATAATCCCTCTCTTGAAACTTTCATCTTCATTCTCTCTTAGTTGTGTTTTGTGATTTGGTTAGTGGTTATTTAATCCTGCTTTGTAATTCGAACAAAATAACCGTCATTTAAGTTAATTCTTATGCCTTCAGCCAGTTTATGAGCCTTACTCATGCCTATGACATCTGAGCGCTTAACCACCTCGCCTGTTGATTTAAATATAATATCTACGCTGTAAGTGAAATCCATACTATCTCCTATTGCCATTAAAGGCGGTTAGTGTTGGTTGTTTGCTTCAAATACAGCTTGTGCAAATCCGCGAGGTGTCGCGCTTCTAATGTTTTTCGTTTTAAGTGATTTACCGCCAAGCTTTTTGTGTTGGTCACTATAGCCATTATCAACTTCAACGGGTTTTTTCTCTGGCATAACAAATCCATTGCCCGACCATATACAAGTCTTTTTAGGGTAAGCATCTCGCGGTTTAATGTATTCTGGATAATTCGGATGTACGTCAACAACAGGCAAGTAGCCGCCATACTCGTAAGGGTGAAATTTATAATCAGGTTTTCGCCACATCGAGCTGATAACGCTAACTGGGTTTTCTAAAGCCCATGGGCAACCAATGACCCCACCTAGGTACTGAGTAAGCTTAACCAATACCATCGCTTCATCTTGAAAGAACGGGTTATCGTCACGCTTTCTGGCAAAGTGAGCAGCACCACTTACCGCCAAGTGAGTACATTCAGGAAAACCAAATATAAAGCAAATATCCTCACCTGTTATAGAGGTTATCTTTTCTAAATCTAAAGAGGATGCATCGCCAGTAACGTCGCAACTAAACCACATACCAGCATTTAAAATATTCGGGTGCAAGCTTGAAATACTAACGCCCTTCGGGTGTTGACCATCAAAACAGTAACACTGGTATCCAGCCTTAGCCCAGGGCAAAGCCATTAGACCTGTAACATCAAATAAAAATATCGCCTTTTTCATATTTCATTCTCTCTTAGTTGTGTTTTGTAATGTGGTTAACTTTAGCTTTGGCCAAGCCTTTTCGTATGTCTTTAATGTAGTCTAAACCGCGTTTCCTTCCATCTTCTAATTGTTGCTCACTCATTCTTTCTTTGACTATCTCTCGCGTCTCTAATCGTTCGTGAGTGGTTTCTTCTGGTTCACGGTAATCAGAATTAATTAATCCTAGGTATTCATCTTTAAAATGCTTTTCAGCTTTACGGTGTTCAGTTTGGTTTGACGCTGAATTCACTAGCCACCAATCAACACGTTTACATAGCTCTATCAACCAAGGTCTAGCATATTTATCAATACCCATTTTCTTTTGGTTGCGATAGTTAATGCAATCCCTCAGTGCTTGTTGTTCAGTTGGGTAGCCTAAATCTTCAGGGGATGGACTACACCAGCTTATAAACTTACCGCAGCTTGGTAGAAAATCGCTTTCAGATTTGCGCGCCTTAGCAAAACCATGCTTGATTTGCTCGAGTGTATTTATTTCGTTTTCATTAAACGCTTTAGTCCATTCCATTTTAGCGGCCGACAATTCTTTATCAGTTGGCCAAGCGTGTTTCCATGCTGGGAAAATAACAGAAAGTTGATCGAACACTTTATTGATAATGTTTTTAGCAAAATCATCAATAACAACTTCTTTCTGTTGAGCTATTGGGTTAAAGTTCGCGCCAATTTCAGTTAAATCTTTCATGGTTAGAATCCTTGATCTTGTAAATGCCAGTCGCTATCAGCAGATTTTTTTAAAATATCTACCTTATCCTGGCCATTGTTTTTAAGTGGGAATAATCCAGCGTATTCATTATTAATTGAAATCATAACTATCTGCATTTGCTCCTCAAAGTTACCTAGTGTGGCCAGCTCTTTCTTTTTGGCGTTTGTTTTATATGCTTTTAGCTTGGCAAGCTTTCTATAAGCTAACCATTTATCCCAAGCATCAGTGTTTAACCCCTCAACCTCTAACGTGGCCAATTCAGTTTTAGCTTTCTTAGCTGGCTTCGCTTTAGTGCGTAAATGAGTTATTAAGTCATCCATATACATAGACCTATTGTAACGGTGATTAGTCTCTTTCTGCTTATTTACGACCGCTTCTATATAGGCGTGATTATCTGGATGCAGTGAAAAGCTAAGTGGTTTTTGTTTTTGCTTCATTCTTATAAGTCCTTGTTTTGATATCTGTTGCAAATATTATAATAATTATATTGACCTGTCAAATGTTAATTGCTAATATTATTCACACACTAACCAGGAGGTAGAAAAATGCAAAACGTAATACTAAGATGTATAGGTGCAATTGGTTTCGCTTCAATATTGGGAGTTACCCTTGAAGCTGACGCAATAGCAACAGGGATGATGGGTGGCTTTATATACTTGTTATTCTCAACAACCAACAACGAGAGAGGATAAAGAAATGAGTAAGTTAACAAACGAAGAAAACATAATTTACCAATTAGAAACATTAGCAAGCTATGATCCGAGCGATATTGATAACCCGGAATTTGAAGTGGCATATGAGATGCCAACAGGCGAGGAATCATTCGCAACGGTTTGTTGTACTGATTTAGCTGTCAGAGCACTAAAGCTAATCAGAAGTATTGAATCAAAGGAGTAATAGCAATGAGTGAGTTACACGAGCGATTTACATTGGATGAAGGCTGCGATCATTTTCCTGTATTAAGGTTTATGCTGGACGGTAAAGAAATAACGTATAAAGATTTGGTTAAAATATCTAACCAGTTAGCTAATGCATTATTAGATGCCGGTATGGTATTTAAACTTGAACAAGGAGTAAACAAGTAATATAATAATTATGCAGTCGTGAGAAGCTGCTTTGTAAATAGGTATAGTAACAGGGTTATGTGTTTAAGGTCTTAGTATTTCGTGGGATAAACTTCTCACAAGTACTATACCTACCCCGAGTTACTAGGGCTTTAAACATATAGCCTTTTTTTGTGTCTGAATGTATCCGCAGAAGCCTTATAGGTGGAGGGTAAACTTTAATAATTGAGCTTAGGCGTTGAAGTTAGTTAAAGTAGACACAAACCCTTTCAAAGCTTCTTATCTCTGCCGAATTCTATCGGTTATCGTAAAAAACCTAAGTGCTAGCTAAGCCTAAAAATAAGCAAACTAAGCAAAAGATTATCAATACAGCATCAGCTTATTAACGAAAGTGAAGTAGGCAAAGTTTATCAGAGGCTCATTATTTTATAATGCTGGTAAGTGGATTTAGACCCGATGCTTGTAAACCTACGTCATTAAGGGTTTGCAATAAACAGGAAATTTAAGCGTACGATTTTATATCCAAGTTCACACCTTGTTAAAAGTGTTCCTGATAAGTGTTTTGATAAGATTGAATGATAATAAGTATTTAAATAAAGAACCTTAAGTAATGCCTATCGGGCTTTTAGGGGTCTAAATGATAATATTGCCTAACGGATAATCAAATGAATTATAGTGTTTATTTTATATATTGCGGTGATCAACAAAACTCTCCTGTGAAAATAGGTGTTACAAGCGATATTGACAATAGGATTTCAAATCTTCAGACGGGTAATCCTTATGTTTTAGTATGCAAGGCTTTGATACCTTGTTCTGATAAAGAGCAGGCTTACAAATTAGAATCTTATCTCCATAATAGATTTAAAAAGAAACGTATGAATGGCGAATGGTTCAGGCTTTATGGTTTTAATATGAAGTCTATTCTTAATGATTTCAGTTCTAAACAAACCAAGCCGCTGCCTAAGCAAGGGTTTAATGTTTTAAAGAAAGCAACCAGTAAGATAAGCAGGCTAGAGAGGGAGAATAAAGCGCTAAAATTAAAAGTTGAAAATCTAGAGCGTGACATTGAGGAGTATTTAGATATCCATGAATAACGTATCTAATGAACACTATTATTTAAAATAAACCAAATAAACAAAGAGAGATTATAAGATGAAAGAATTCAAATTTAAGGTCGGTGACGAAGTGTTTGATGATACACAAGACGACCAGCTTGAGATAGTTGGTTGTTATAGGGATTTCGGTGTGAACTGCTACGAGTGCAAAATGCGTACAGGTTTAGTCGTTTATAGAAAAGAAAGCGAGTTAATTTAAACAAAGAGGGATTATAAGACTTTAACCCCCTAAACATAAATAAGGAGTAAGCAGGATGATGCAACAAGAAATTGAAAAGATGAAAGGTCATTATGATTTAAAAATTGCCGATTGCGACAAGG